CATTTCAAGCCGGATTTCAACTATCGTTTTCTGCTCGAGGTCAATTATATATGTCACCTTGTGATGGTCGAGGCCGCACTTTTTACCGTGGTGGGTGTTCTGGACAGCCAGTTGGACGGCGCCCAGGACCATGATTTTCTGCTGCGCGTTTCGGAGGTGCTGGACCCTCGGCAGATCCATCACGTGCCGGAAATTTTGTACCATTGGCGTAAAGCTGCGAACTCGACGGCTACCGCTGGCTCGGGTGCTAAACCGATGGCAGCGAGGGCGGGCGCGGCGGCTGTCGCAGCGCATCTTAGGAGGCGACAAATCAATGTTGAGGTCAGCGCTCGCGCCGGACTGACCTGCTATCAATTGGACTGGAAGCCAGCAGCGGCGACGGCACGGGCCGCTCGTGTTTCAATCCTGATCCCTTTCAGGGATCATATTGAAATGACGGCTGAGTGCGTCGCAGCTATTCGGGCCAATACTAAGGACGTTCAATATGAGATCGTTCTCTTGGACAATTGGTCGACCTCGCCGGAGGCAGAAGCGTTTACCACCGCGCAGGCAAACACACCTCACACAAAAGTGATCCGCATTCTTGAGCCGTTCAATTATTCAAGGCTTAATAATATAGGCGTGCAAGCCACGAGCGCGCCGTTCGTGCTGTTTTTGAATAACGATGTGATCGTACGAGAGCCGTTTTGGCTCCGCCGAATGCTGAACGAATGCTTAATCAACGAGGGGGTGGGGGCGGTTGGTGCCAAATTGATCTATCCAAATGGCACGGTGCAACATGCTGGCGTCGTGTTGGGCGTAGGCGGGGTCGCAGATCACGCGTTCAGGGGAATAGCCGCAGACGCTCCAGGCTATGTGCTACGGGCCATCGCAACACAGCAGATATCCGCGGTCACCGCGGCTTGCATGCTCGTGCGACGTTGTGCATTTGATGGCGTAGGTGGATTCGATGAAGCTGAGCTATCTGTGGCGTTCAACGATGTCGATCTCTGTGTTCGGCTGTCTGCTGCTGGTTGGGGCATAATTTATGCACCCGATGCGGTTGCCGAGCACCGCGAGAGCATTAGCCGCGGCGATGATTTTGACGAACGAAAAATTGCGAGGTTCATGCTGGAGAATGAGGTTATGCGGCAGAGACATGGCAAAATATTGCCGCATGATCCCTTTTACAACCGGAATTTCTCACGCGAGAGCGGTGTTTATGGCGAGTTGAGGTTGTTAGCACCTACCGATCTTTGAAGCGGATCGTATTTTCACGTTTTCGTGAGGTTCACGCAGCGGAACCCATAGCGCTCAGCTGCGGGCTAGGCGACGCGCCGTTAGTAGCAACATCCGACGATCTTCGGTCGCGCAGGCCCGATAGAGGCGCATTAGCGCCAGCTCATCGCCCAGGAGAGAACCGGTCTCTCCAGATACCAAATATCCTAAAGATGTGTTGAGCACCTTGGCGATGCGCTCCATATTGTCTCGGACCTGACCGGCCCGATCGGTTTCCCACTGCGCAATAGCCGAACGTGAGACATTGAGCTTTGCCGCGAATTCGTCCTGGGTAAGATTTGCGGCGAGCCGCAATGCCCGGATTCTTGCGCCGACGGTTTCGGTGGGATTTTGTTTTTTTGATGCCATGAACATTATCTAACACGTGCCGAACGACAACGCCATGTTAGACTTAATTGACATATTATGTTATTTAAACTAACATTATGTGGTCAAGGAGGACATCGTTATGCCGCAGGCGCGACAATGGACTGAGGCTGCTGATATCGTTATTGTTCAAATGAGGGGGGGCGGCGAGACCTGGGCGGTAATCGGACGCACCCTGGGGTTGTCGAGAAATACTGTTATTGAGCGTGGCAGGCGACTTCGAGCGCAAGCGCCGGTCAGATTGGTGGCCCCCAAGCCGGAGATGGTCTCCGATGATCCTAACAGAAGCGCGTTGCGGGCCGGACATCCCCTGACCTGGGGTCTACTAACAAGCGAGCCGTATCCTTCAGGTGACGCGCCGTGAGCCGGCTCGTCCGGGCCCGGCCGGCAGGACAGATATCGGCATCAGGCAGCAGTTTCGTTGCTAGTTCGCTGCGCGGAAACTTGGCAAAAGGCTTAAACGCTGGCGAGGTAATTTCAAGATTTGAGGATGCCGGAGCGACGCTTCTAGCGTTGCCCGCTAGTGGCCATTCAACCCACTTGCGTCAGATGAAATTTGATATCGTCCACACAGCTTTGGAAGCGTACGGATGGCAGACGGCGATGGCGCGGCCTCCTGCCCCGAACGCGGCAGATATCACGGCCATGGATGAGGCATTTGGGTGGCTCGCCCTGGTCCCAGAAGCGAGATATGTCTTGCGCCGCATTCTCGGTGCGCGGGCGCTGGTGCATCCTCTGACGGGGCGTCATGTATACCCATGGCGACGGTTAGCTGTGATGTTGGGCACCGACCACAAATCCGTCCAACGCTGGCATGCTCAGGCGATTTCACTAATTGTTCAAAAGCTCTCGGGTTCGTGAGAGACCCATTAGGGCTGCCGAAAGTTATTGCATGCTTCGTTACCTGAGCTACGCTAAATATCGATGACTGTGGCATTTTTACGCTGTTTTGTGGTTAAGCAATTTGTTACGAAAGCAGGGCGTTTCAAACAAAGCGGGTGGTGGCATGCGATCGGTTTGCACGATTCTGGGCTGGATGCTGGCTTTGGCGGCGATATTCCCGGCCAAAGCTGTCTCGCCTGCGATTCTGGCCACCGAAAACTCCGTTCAACTCGGTATTGCTGGCGGTTTTGGTACATATGAAGAGAATGTTCGGCCTCAGGATACTGAGGCCGGGGCGCTGTTTGGATTTCAGGCCGGCCTCAGCGCATTACGTCCGACATCGCTCAGCCGTTTTGGCTGGCCCGATCTTTATGCCAGCATTGGTTATGATTTTTCTGCAGGATATCTGACATATTCGGGCAATTTAGCGGAGCGGCCTGACGTAGAGTATTCGGCACGTGACAACAGCTACTTTAACGCAGTCGTCGTGCGTCTGGGGTTGGGTCGGGCTATAGCGGAAAATGCGGAAATTATTCCATTTATCGCCGGTGGATATCAAAATTGGTATCGAAACGTCGCAGGTCCTGCGGGATTTAATGAGTTTTATCAGGCAGGAGTGCTTGGTGCCGGTTTGAAGATCGATGTGGCGGCAACGCCGCTGCTCGTTGTCAGCGCCGCCGCTGAGGGGCTTGCCGTCATCGGCGGCAGCGTCGTGGCGCCGTCGCAGAGTTTTGAGGGGGATTTTGGCACGAGCGCCGAGGAGCGCGTGTCTCTGGATGCGGATTACCGATTGAGCGACTCCTGGCACGCGTTCGCCGGACTCGGCGTTTCACACTATGCTTATTCAGGCTCGAAGCCCGGTGCCACAGGACTTTATGAACCGCTCAGTACGACTCTGCAGGTGAATTCCATCGTCGGTTTGGCATACGGTTTTTGACAGTTGTTTTTAATTTTAACTTAAAGTTATTTCTGATTGCCCACCTACCCCAGTTTGGCATATACCTTTTGGCATACTGGTTATTACCGCGCACCGAGAGGTACGACAGCAATCTTCATGGAGGTGGCAGGGTTTCTGGGCTTCGCCCGCCATGCCCTAGGTTCGGTAGCGCAAGTACCGGCCCGACATCACGAGCTTCTTATCGCGCGCCTGCAAGCTGTGGCGGAGGGAAGTTGTGATAGGCTAATGGTTCAGATGCCGCCGGGGTCGGCAAAGTCGACCTATGGTTCGGTGTTGTTTCCCGCCTATTTTCTAGGGCTGCATCGACAAAGCCAGATTATTGCCACGGCGCATACCGCATCTTTGGCCGACCATTTTGGCAGACTCGCGCGTAATATGGTGATCGAGCATGGCGATCTTCTGCATTTGAAGCTTGCGCGTGAGAGCCGCGCCGCGACGAGATTTACGACTGATGCCGGCGGAGAGTATTTTGCGGCCGGGGTACGAGGACCGATCACCGGCCGGCGCGCTGATCTGATTATCATTGATGATCCCGTGAAATCATGGGCGGAAGCAGAAAGCCAGATTTATCGAGACGGTCTATATGACTGGTATCGTGCTGAGTTGTCCGCCAGGCTGAAGCCAGGTGGGCGTATCGTGTTGATCATGACACGTTGGCACGAAGATGATCTCGCCGGACGGTTGCTCGGCGCGGAGCCTGCCTGGACTTCCCTTAAGCTCTCTGCGATCGCTACCGCCGGAGACCCGCTCGGCCGCACGGAAGGTGCTGTTTTGTGGCCGGAGTTTCAGGACGCCACTGCCATTTCCCGGCGCCGGCTCGAAGTTGGCGAACGTACTTTTGCGGCGATGTACCAGCAAAGCCCACGGCCACCGCATGCGGCGCTATTCAAGACGGACAATATAAAGGTGATTGCACAAGCGCCTGACTTTCAAAGGACCATCCGGGCTTGGGATTTAGCGGCAAGCTTACCCGGACCGGGTCGAAATCCGGATTACACCGTTGGATTGAAGCTTGGCATCACAGCGGAGCAACATATGGTTGTGGTTGACGTTATTCGCCTGCAGGATTCGCCGGCTCGGGTCGAGGCGAAGATCCAAGCGACGGCACAAAGCGACGGTGTAGCTACAATTCTCGCCCTGCCGCAGGATCCAGGGCAGGCCGGTGCTGCGCAGATCGCGATGTTGAGTCGGGGCCTCATAGGCTTTCATGTGGTGGCGACACCAGAAACCGGGGCGAAACTTACCAGAGCAATGCCGGCGGCGACTCAAATCGATGCCGGAAGCCTGTCGCTGCTCGCAGCGCCTTGGAACGATGCCTTTCTCGCCGAGCTCAGAGCTTTCCCGGATTCGCCGAAGGATGATCAGGTTGATGCCCTTTCCCGCGCCGTAAATACGCTCGCAACGACGGCGCTGCAGGCCATGCGGCGCGTCAACATACCTCTACTTGGTCGATAATATCTGAAAACTGTGAGGCCCGATGTTCGAGACGATATGTGATACGGTGCCGAGGGATACTGCAATGCCGGCGCGCGTCGCGCGGCTCGAAGTTTTGCGGCGCGTATTGGACGGCACGATCTATAATAATCTGCCGTACCAATTCCATGAAGAGCGCAATGGGGCCGGTGAATATGTTCCACTACGCATGCGTCGGCCGTCCGTGCGCTACGGACTTTGTCGCCTCGTGGTTGAGGATTCTATCTCGCTCCTGTTCAGTGCCGCACATTTCCCGATGCTGGAGTGCCCGGACAATAGCTTGTCAGGCCACCTCGCTGATATAATTTCCGAAACTCGGCTCAATGAGATCATGATCGACGCCGCGATCCGGGGCTCGGTCGGGTCTGTCGCAATTATATTGCGGGTTTTGCGGGGGCGAGTGTTTTTCGCCGTGCTGGAGAGCCTCTACCTAACGCCGCTGTGGGATGATTTTGCGCCGGATACGCTTTGTCGTGTCACCGAAACATATAAGGTGTCCGGAGCCGATTTGATCACGCAGGGCTATGAAAATATCGATCCGACTGCGACCTATTGGTTCCAGAGGGTATGGGATACGCATGCGGAAACCTGGTATCTGCCAAGGCCGGTCAACGGTGATAATGCTAGTTTGCAGATCGATAGTGCCAGAACTGTGGTGCACGGCCTTGGTTTCGTTCCGATTGTTTGGATACGCAATTTGCCCGGAGGTGATTCAATTGATGGGGCCTGTACATTTCGCGCTGCGATTGAGACCAACATCGAAATCGACTACCAGCTGAGCCAGGCAGGCCGAGGTCTAAAGTACAGTTCTGACCCTACGCTGCTGATCAAGGAGCCTGCCACAAGCGATTCAGAGATCGTCAAGGGTGCAGGAAATGCACTGGTAGTCTCCGAGAAGGGCGATGCGAAATTATTAGAGATTGGGGGAACCGCCTGTGAGGCCGTTATCTCCTACGTGCGAACGCTTCGGGAATTCGCATTGGAAACCTTACACGGGAACCGCGCCAGTGCGGATCGCTTGACGGCTGCACAATCGGGGCGGGCGCTGGAATTGATGAATCAGGGACTGATCTGGCTGGCCGATAATCTACGCATTTCCTACGGAGACGGGGGGATGCTCGCATTGTTGAAAATGGTGGTTCTGGCTTCGCAGGTATTTCCGCTGACCGTTATGGGTGAAGTACTTCCACCTCTGGATCCCACGCAACGCCTAAGCCTAAGATGGCCGCGGTGGTCTCCGCTTTCGGCCGATGATCGTCTGAAGGAGGCACAGGCAGTGGCGATTCTTAAGAATGCGGGGCAGATTTCCCGCGAAGCTGGGATAAAAACCTTGGCTGCTGCGCATGGTATTGCCGATGTGCAAGCCGAATTGGACGCTATTGATCAGGATCTCCTATGAGCGATGATTCAAATATCGAAGAGAATTGGCAGGAGCGCGCTGAGGCTGCGGAAGCCGCCTTGGGTCGCGTGCAGGCAGACGTTAATGCCAAACTGATACGGGCGGAACTAAAGGCGGAGGCCATCCGCGCCGGCATGGTTGATCTTGATGGCCTAAAATTACTGAACATGGATGACGTGAGATTGACCGAGGCGGGCGACGTTGCCGACGCGACGGTAATGTTAGCTAAACTAAAGCGCGCAAAACCTTGGTTGTTCGTAACGGCGGCATCCTCGTCGGCTGCGGCGAACCCGCCACGGCCCGAAGCACCTCGAGCGCGGCATGCCAACGAGCTAACGCATGAGGAATGGCTAAGTGCCCGGGCCTCGTTGGTTCGCCGTCGCTGAGGCTTACCCAGCCCGCAATATTTGAATGGTGCCGATAGCTCGCGTTTAAATCATAAAGTTAACATGAAGGAATTTTGCCGATGGGTATCCAAAATTTCCCTGCAGCATTGCAGCCGATTATTATGCAGGGGTTTCTGGAGCGCGAGTTCGAAACTGCGCTGAAATCTCGCCTTGGCTACCGGCTGATTGCCGATCGTGAGGAGTTTTCAGTAGGCATCGGCGAAACGCTCACCAAAACCCGCGCGGGGCTGAAGCCGAGCGTGACAGTTCCGCTCGTTGCGGCCAGCAATACCAATCTCGATAATGGGCTAACCTCGACGAATTGGGGCGTCGAGCAATATACGATCTCGCTAAATTTCTACGCCGCTACGCAAGATCTTAACATGGTGACGAGCCGTGTAGGAATCGCCAGCCAGTTTCTGCAAAATGCGGCAACGAATGGCGAGCAGGCTGCGAGAAGTCTCGATGAATTAGCACGCAACGCGCTTTTCGCACCATATTTCGGTGGTAATACGCGGGTTGTCACAACTCTTAGCGCCGCAGCGGTAAGTATCGAAGTTGACGATGTTCGCGGTTTTCAGACAGCATTTTCAAACGGTGTGCAGCAGAGCGTGTCGGCGACATATCCGCTGACTGTGATGGTCGGATCGAGCCAATATGTGTTGGTCGGAGTGACACCCGATGGCACAAATGTATCGACGGCTCCCAATGGCATTTCGGGCCAATTGCTATTTTCGACGTCCGTCAGCGTCGGCGACGGAACGGCAGGAAATGCGGTGCGCGCGGCTACCGCAAGCTCGATCGTGCGGCCAGCGGGACGGACAACCACCGCGGCGCTGCAGGCAACGGATACCCTTACCATGGGAAATCTTCTCGATTCCGTGGCGCTGTTGCGGCGCAATGCCGTACCTTTGGTCGATGGACTCTATAACTGCTATCTTGATCCGATTTCTGCACGGCAGTTATTTTCTGACCCAGATTTCAAACAACTTTTTCAAGGTGCCACATCTTCAAATGCCGTCTTCCGGCAAGGTATGGTGAGTGATTTTCTGGGCTTACGATTTATTACGACCACGGAGGCCTATGTTCAAACGCATCCGAGTATCTCGAATCTTTTCGTCCGACGGCCGATCGTTTGCGGGCAAGGCGCGCTGATCGAGGGAGACTTCGCAGGCATGGCCGCCGAGGACGTGGCGCCGAAGGACAGCCTGGTTAACGTCATCGATAATGTTGCAATGGTGACGCGTGAGCCGATCGACCGGCTGCAGCAGATTATTGCGCAGAGTTGGTACTGGATCGGTGGATTTTGCGCGCCGTCCGATACGACGACGACACCGAGTACCGTCCCAACAGCAACAAATTCGAATTACAAGCGCGCCGTGATGATTGAACATATTGGTTAGGGAGGGAGCAAAGACATGTCGACGGGTTCGACGCAGCCTTTTCGGCCAGCAGGTACCTCCAGCATTGCGGCGTCCACGACGGCGAGCGCAGTGGCGCTCGCCGGCGGCGGTAGCGCCGTGCTGGTTTTTAACGCCACAAATGGAACCGCTTTTTTTCGTCTCGGTGCTGCGGGGCTTACCGCCGCGATGACCGATACACCGGTGCCAGCGGGAGCGCGCATGCTGGTCGATGGCGGTCCCTTTGTCAGCTATGCCAGCGTCATCCTAGGAGCTGGGACAGGCACGGTGTATTTTACGCTTGGCGATGGGGACACATATTAATGTCCGGCACGACGTCGACGTCTTTTACGGATGGACAGAAGGCTGATATTCGGCGTTTTAGCGGATATCCGGCTTACGGCGCTGGTGCGGCCGGATTCAATGGTTGGCGATTCTTTCAGGCGTACGGAACGTTGGAATATCGCATGAATAATTTGACCGCGGCAGAAGCCGCGGTCGTGCTGCAATATCTCTCGACGCTGGCGACGTTGGAAGCGGCCGTTCCGCCGACGTCAGAAAACCTTGACACTGACTCGGCTGCGGCATGGACGCACAATGCGAACGAGTTGCGTGATAGGTCAAATCTCTTTGACAGCTGGCGCCGGCGTCTCTGTGGGTTCCTGGGCGTACCGCCTGGCCCTGCGCTGGCGCAGGCTGGTTTGACGCTGGTGGTTTGATGGACGGGGTAAGATTGGCAGATCGGCTCGCCTATGGTGCTGGATGCGCAGCACGGCGGGTAGGATTTCTGCACGATGCGTATCGGCCCGACGGGCCGGCCACGCCCGTGGACCTTGCGAAGCGATTTTTACGCCTGGCTGTTGGATTTGTGCTGCCCGGCGGCTCGGTAGCGGCACCTTCTGGCTTTGGCATGCCGTTTAGACAGGCCTGGGCCGACTGGAGTTATTTGCAGGTTGGTGATTACCTGGCCGGCCCGGAAGGCATTGCGTTTGTTGCCGTCATCGAACCGCCAAAGCCGATGCTGGTGGTCATGACAAATGCAGTATTGGATCTGGCGCGGCCGGCAGAGCAGGCCCTTCCCGGATTGAACCAATATGGTGCTGTGCTACGCGGAACAGAGACCACTGTATTGTCAAAATTTCCAGCGAGCTTGCTCGTCGGTGGGCTTGCTGACCGGAGCCGAGCGGGGCTGCCGGACGATACGAAACTGCCTGGCTTTGTCGCGTTGCTGCCCGCGGTGGCAACGGTCCGACCGAAAGTCGGTGATATTTGCATCAACGCGGATAGTGAGCGGTTTGTTGTTAGCGCGGTGGAACAGGTGGCCGGGGTGTGGCGTCTGTCGCTCGTGCAGGCGATAAGTTGATGGCTGACCAAGCGGACGTCGAAAACGCTTTGGCCGCAGTCCTGGCGAGCGCTGTCTACCCGAAGGGCACAGCTGCCCCGAGTGTCATAGGAAATTTATGTCGCGTTTACCGCGGCTTTCCGGCAGCGCCCGGATTGAATGCCGATTTGGCATCTGGGGTGGTAAATGTTTCCGTCGGCGCAGATGCAGGGCCGGTCAAAAACGTCACGCGCTATCCGCGGCGATGGATCTCGGTAGCGCCCGTGGCCGCTGTTTTGATCGCTGTTGTCTCCGCGCAGGTCGTCACGTTTTCGGGCACCTGTGCGGTTGGTCAGTTGGCGGGCGTATTGGTGGATGGGATGGCCTTTCCTTACGCCGTTCAAGCCAACGACAGCCCTGCGACGGTGGCCAGCAATCTCGCGGCCCTGCTTCGCGAAGCTGGATTTCTGGTCGAGTATGCCGGGGTCAGTATAGGACTTCCAGGTGCGACGAGCGTCATGGCGAGAGCTGTGCGCGGGGCCGGCGCGTTGCAGGAGATCAGGCGTCAGGAGCAATTTTTCAAAATCACGCTCTGGTGTCCTGATCCTGTCACTAGAGACGAGGCTGCGCCGGTGATTGATGCGGCGTTGGCCGTGATAAATTTCTTGCCCTTGGCCGATGGATCTTTTGCCAGAATTCTGTTTGTCGGCACGGCTGTCGAGGATATCTCGGCAGATGCCAGCCTGTATCGCCGTGATCTGACGTATAGCGCGGAGTATCCGACGACGCTGGCGCAGATGACGCCTGCGATGCTGTTCGGGTCTACAGCCGTGACGGCCAACGCGGTGTTCCTAGAAAATCTCCAGAGTTAGAGGATGTTTAACAATGTTTCATTTGGTTGTGCTGAAGCCATTCAATGGGTTTAAGCGCGGTGATCTGATCACTGATGTTGTGACGGTCGAGAAAATTCTGACCGGGCCGCAGGCCAGTTTCGTCGTGCGTTGCGCATCCGGGGAGGCATAAAATGCCGATTGTGCAGCAGGGCGCCATCAATACCACAGCGCTGATCGTACCTGATTTATATGTCCAAATCGTGCCGCCGCAGTCGTTGTTGCTAAACGGCGTACCGACTGACGTTTGCGGCGTTGTAGGCAGTGCCAGCTGGGGGCCGGTGGGAGAGCCGACGATTGTCGGCAGCATGAGTGACTATGCAACGAGTTTCGGCCCTGTCATGGCACGAAAATATGATATGGGAACACAGGTGGCGACAGCCGTGCAGCAGGGTGCAGGGAATTTTCGCTGTGTGCGGGTCACTGATGGAACCGACAGTGCTGCGTCGCTGACAGTGCTTGGTGCCGTCACTTTTACCGCTATTTATACAGGGAGTCTCGGCACCCAGCTGAGTCTGACATTTTCCGCCGGGTCAGCTGCGAGCACGTGGCGACTTGCCGTAGCAATTCCGGGTCAGAATCCTGAAATCTATGACAATATTGCCGGGAGTGGTCCCACATTCTGGGCGAATCTGGCGAACGCCGTCAATAACGGCAACGGCGCCCTGCGTGGTCCATCACAGCTCGTGGTGGCGACGGCGCTCGCAGGCACGACCACACCGCTAGCGGGCGTGTTTTCGTTCGGCGCCGGCACGCCAGGGTCAGATGGCGCCGGAGGTATTTCGGCGACGATGCTGGTGGGAACTGATTCGCTGCCGCGGTTAGGGATGTACGCGCTGCGTTCGCAAGGTTGTGCCATTGCTTTGCTTGCTGACGTAGATGATTCAACGCATTGGAGTGTGCAAACCGCGTTCGGCCTCTCTGAAAGTGTCTATATGATTCTAACAGGTCCGTCTGGCGACACGATCGCCAATGCGGTGACGGTTAAGGCCGAAGCTGGCGTGGATAGTTACGCCGCCAAGCTGATGTTTGGCGATTGGGTGTATTGGTCGGATCAGGCGAATGCGCTGACCAGGTTGGTTTCGCCACAAGGTTTTGTGGCGGGCCGACTCGCCAATCTGTCTCCGGAACAATCATCGCTCAACAAACCCCTCTACGGCGTTATAGGTACACAGAAATCTGGACAGCCAGGCGGCGGGACGGCAACGACTTATGCGAGTGCGGATCTGTCCGTGCTTCTAAGTGCGGGCATTGACGTGATCGCCAACCCGCAGCCAGGCGGCGCGTATTGGGGTGTGCGCGGCGGCCACAACTCGTCCTCCAACGCCTCAATAAATGGCGACAACTATACGCGGCTGACCAATTATATCGCCAGCACCTTGGCGAGCGGCATGGGTGCCTATGTCGGCCAACTCGTCAATTCCACATTGTTCCAGAATATCAGAGCAACGCTCCTGGCATTTTTAAATGGGCTGTTGTCGCAGGGAATGTTGGGCAGTACCACCAGCGCGCTATCCTTTGCCGTAGTTTGCGATATCAGCAACAACCCGGTCACCCGGACAGCCTTGGGGTATGTTCAGGCGGATGTGCAAGTGCAGTACCAGGCCATCAACGAGAAATTTATCGTCAATGTGCAGGGTGGCCAGACGGTGCAGGTGAGTGTTCAGACAATTCCGTCTAACGGCTGATCGGGAGAGCCAAAACCATGCCTTATAATACTTTTTCGGTTGGAAATGATTGTCAGCTCGTTGTGATGGGGCCGTTCGGTCGTGTCGATCTCGCGCATGTAACTGGATTTGAGGCGCGGCAGATCACGATGGCAGTGCGCGTGGATCGGTTGGACGGCGTGCAACTGGGCGCCGAACTGCCAAAAGGTTGGTCGGGAAGTTTCGCGCTCGATCGTGGTTCATCTGTAGCAGATGATTTCATCGCGCAAATTGAAGCGGCATATCTGGCCGGTCAATCGATCGCGGCAGGAACTCTGTATCAGTATGTTAGCGAGCCCGATGGCTCGACCTCCACCTACCAATTTAACGGGGCTGTTTTCAAATTGACCTCGGCTGGTGCTTATCGCGGGGACGCTCCCGTCACGCAGAAACTCGATTTTTTTGCATCTGGTCGGACCCGGGTATGATGATGGAAATCTTGATTGACAAGGCCGGACGGAGGCTGCAATTGCGTAAGGTCGGCGTGGTCGAGCAGCTCCGCTTGTTCAAAGCACTCGGGCCAGAGCTTTCCGTTAATCAACCTTACATGCATGGCGCGTTCATTGCCGCCGCCGTGGCGATGATTGACGATGTGCCATTACTGCTTCCGACGAATGAAGCTGGTGTAGAAGCAGCACTTGAACGGATCGGGCTGGATGCCATGCCGCTCGTTGCCGCGGCAATGGGTAGTGGATCCGACACGGCGGCCGAAGCGGGAAACTAGCCAGGCACCCGGCGCTGATAGATTGCCTGTATCTGGTGAGGTGCGGGGTGCCCTATGAGGTTGCGTTTGGCTTGGACGACGTGGACCGGCTGGCCTATGTTGTGGTTTGCGGTGAGTTGTCAGGCTTGATGTTTGACTGGACGCGTTTGTGTTGGGATGATCTTTGATATCGCATCTAACAGATGAGTCGATCCTGGCAGATTCCGGATCACGGATTTGGGTCATATGAACCTCTTTAGCAAAGACGAGCACGATGTCTTTTACAAAGGTGCCCGATGTTCTGGGGCTTTCGAAATGGCTGCTTTTTGCCGCAAGAAACTCGTTTGATCTTAGCCGGAACTTGTCACCAGCGAAGATGAACTTTGGCTTGAGCACGCGTGATTATGAGAATTTCACCATACATTCCGTGTGGGGCCATCCCAATTTTCAGGCCAAAATGTCGCGGTTTTCGCCATTATGGAGGCAATTGCGGCGGTCGAAAACCGGCGGTTTTCAGACGCACTCATCGGATGACGGCATAATAGAAGCGCATCTTTCACCTGGGATACCCTCTGTGGCCTGGGATATTGAATCTGGTGTCGGAGCCGGGACGTCGAAATTTTCGTCGAAGACACCATTAATCTCGTTGAGCCGCCGATACAGAAAGCCCACAGTACTTGCCTCACTGCCACTGGCCGCAGGAGCGATAATTCAATCGGCAGGATTACATAGGACGAGTGAAGTTATACAAAAAGGATCAACGGATACATGGGATGTATCGGTTTTGTTGAAGAATAAGGCTCGTCCACCGTCGTGGATGACGACGCGCCGGACTTTTCAGCCCGTCGGTCCGATGTCGGCAGATGGGGCGCGTATGATGCGGACGTTGCATGACGTTTGGTCCGGTGGAGCAAAAGGAACGGACCAGATTCGCTCATCTGAGGGACGTCGGCATAACATTCGATCATTTGCGCCCGTTGAGACCCGACTGACAGCGATCCGGGGCGCTCAGTCTATGGAAACCGGGAGGCAGATTTTACCTGAACAGGGTCGCGCTGGATTTTTCAGCGTAGGTGAAGGACGCCAGGAAAGTCACGCAATGAGTTTCGGCAGTGCTAAGAGTGCCTTGACCGCCTCAGTGGATTTTGGTTCCGAACAGCGTAAAGGTGCTTGGCAAGGCGAGAACATCCCGGCATCCGCGCAGCAAAATTTTTCTGATGCGCTGGGAGAATTCTTTTTTCGCCAGGCGCGCTTGCCGCCATCGGGCGGCAGCGCATTTGATCCTCGCCTAACGCCAGCTTGGGCTGGTCTGACACAAGCGCTTTAGGATTCCTTTATGAGTAATGTGATTCTTACGCTGGGCGGTGTGCCGTTCCAGGATATGGAAGTGCCGGAGAAAATCTCGTTCGGCGGTAAGCAACGTGTGGTTACACAAAACCTCATTGGTGGTGGCCGCGTCGTGTCAGCGCTCGGCATAGATGACGGTATCATATCGTTCTCCGGCGTCTTTTCCGGCAGCGAGGCGGTGCAACGGGCGCAGCTATTGGATGCAGCGCGCGCCTTGGGAGCAGCGCTGCCGCTAATTTGGGACGGGTTTTTCTATACCGTCATCATCGAGAGGTTTTCTGCGGAATATCAGAAATCGAATTTAATTCCATTTACCATAGACTGCGTTGTGGTAACTGATCCGCTAGCGGAGGTTGCCTCAATGGCAGCACCTTTTGCGAATTTGATCGGTGATGATCTGACCGTGGCCGCGGGCTTTTCAGGTCAGGCGGGGGTTTCGCTTGTGGGCTTGAGCGCGACCAGCCTAGCCGGACTTGCCGGGGTTCAGGGGGTACTGGGCGCGGCTATCGGCAGCGGCGGCGCGCTGCTGACCAGCGCGACGGCGGCGGTCCGCAACGCTCCGGATGCCAGTTCCGGTGCGGCGGCGATAACACAATTATCTGGTGCCTCATCGCAACTTGCGGGTCTGACTGCGATGGGCAGCTATGTTAGTCGTGCCGCAAACAATCTTGCAAATGAGTTTTTATGAGTAACCGGACCATTACCGTTGCCGGCGGCAATCTATTCGCCATCGCAGCGAAATACCTGAACGATGCGACCCAGTGGAATCGTATCGCGCAAGCGAATAACTTGTTGGATCCGGTGGTTCAGGGAGTCCAGAACTTGGTGATTCCAGCCGTCGATGCCACAGCGGGGGGCGGCATTGCCGGTTGACCAGCCCATATTGCGCGCCAGCATCGCGGGTGTTGCCGTGGCAGGCGCCGTGGCCTTTCGCATTGAAGCCGTAGGTTATTTTGCCGCCGACAGGTTCAGCCTCAGTTTTGCGATAGGGGCTTCGCCTGCGACCACCGTCGGATATTTCTCTGCGCTGGGGCTGCAGATGATCACGATCGAGGCGGCACTGGACGGGATCAGTTATGTCTCGCTGCTGACCGGTCAGATTGACAACATACAGATAAATTTCGCGCAAAAAATTGCGATGCTCAGCGGACGCGACCTCTCGGCGCGGCTGATCGACACTGAGATTTCAGAAACATTTGCCAATCAGACGGCGAGCCAGATTGCAACCGCCATCGCCGGGCGACATGGGCTGACGGGAAACATCACGTCGACACCGACGCCGGTCGGGCAATATTATGAGTTAGATCACGCGAGGAGTGCGCTAGGGCAGAACTCCCGTGCCACGACGGAATGGAATTTGCTGGTCATGCTCGCGCAGGCCGAGGGTTTTTCCCTCGCGGTGCAGGGCACTACACTCATCTTTGCGCCGCCCATATATGCTGCACCAGTGTTCCTGACAGTGCATGATTTTATGGCTCTATCGTTCGACATGGCAACGAGTCTGCCGCAGAGTGCACAGGTAAAATCGTGGAACAGTCGTGACAAGGCCGTCATTTCTGGTGGTGCCGGCAGCGGAACGCGGACGACAATCGTCAGGCCGAATCTGACGGCGACGCAGGCGCAAAACCTTGCTGGCAACCATTTGGCGACGCTGGGAACGCATGCAACGATTTTGAGCGGTGCAATGCCGGCCGATGTCAGCCTCAGCCCGGGGATGCAGTTGCTGCTGCGCGGCACGGACTCGCCACTCGATCAGAACTATACGATCTCTGCGATATCGCGCTCGCTTCATAAAAATTCTGGATTTACGCAGAATATCTTGGCTTACGCGGCAAACTGAGGGGGCGGCGTGGATCAATTCTGGAACATGGTGAAGGCGCAGGCCGGCGGGCTCGACGGGCGTGGCGGGGTGGCCCGCTTCGGCCTGGTCTCAAGTTTCGACCCCAATGCCTTTGCCGCGCGTGTGTTGATTCAGCCGGAGAATGTCCTGAGTGGCTGGTTGCCGGTCCTGTCCTCCTGGGTCGGCAACGGCTGGGGTTTTGTCGCACCGCTGACCCCCGGGTCGCAGGTGCTGGTGATCGCCCAGGAAGGCGACTCCGAACAGGGTGTGATTCTGGGTGGGGTATGGTCGGCTGTGGACCAGCCTTTGCCTGCACCCGCCGGCGAACTTTGGTTACGTCATCAAACCGGGAGTTACCTGAAATTGCTCAATGACGGAAATATCGCGCTGGCGGCACCGGTGGTGAATGTCACTGGAGATCTCGTTGTGAGCGGCGATATCTCCGATCAGAATGGTGCCCATGGCACCGTGGCGGCGTTGCGCAATGCGCATGATACGCATACCCATCCGGACCCGCAGGGGGGAGCGTCCGGATTACCCTCTGTGGTGGTCTGATGGCCGACCTTGCGCTGCAATTCGGTGGCGACCTGGCGGTTGGCCCGACCGGGGACCTGCTGTTAAGTGATGGCGCGGCGTTGACGCAGCAGCGTGTGCTGCGCCGGCTGCTGACCAACCCGGGTGCTTATATCTGGCAACTTACCTATGGCGCCGGGCTCGGTCAGTTCATCGGCCAGCCGGACGCGCCGGCCGCAATTTCAGCTGTCGCCCGGGGGCAGCTTCTACTGGAATCCGTTGTGGCAACGACACCCTCGCCAGTGGTCAGCACGGCCGTTGGCAATGACGGCACAGTTACGCTGTCGCTGCGCTACGCCGACGCGCCGAACGGTCCAACCTCAGCCCTCACATTTTCTCTGTAGGTTTTTTATGCAATTATCGCTGCAAAATTTCTCGACGATGGTCGAGGGCATGGCTGCATCCGTGCAAGGTGCAGCAGGCACACTGCTGGATCTGACGGTGGGCTCGGTGCTGCGCGCGCTGCTGGAGGCCAATGCCTCCGTGGCACTATGGTTGCAGTGGCTGATTGTCCAGGTTCTGTCGAGTACTCGGCTGGCGACAAGCGGCGGTGCCGATTGCGATAGTTTTGGCGCAGATTTTGGTTTTGCGCGCCTACCCGCGGTCGCGGCGAGCGGGCAGGTTACGCTGGCCCGGTTTACCCAAAGCACGGTGGCGTTCATCCCGGTCGGAACCAGCGTCTCAACCGCCGGAAACACCCAAAGTTTTTTGGTTGTGGTCGACCCAACCAATGCAAATTACAATGCCGCGGCAGACGGATATACGCTGGCGGCTGGGGTCGCCGGATTGACCGTCGCAGTTGTCGCTGCCCTCCCCGGCAGTGCAGGAAACATCCAGCCGGCAGCGCTCGCGCTGCTTAGCTCGGCGATACCGGGCGTCGACACGGTGACCAACGTCGCGGCCTGTACCGGCGGCCTAGATGCCGAGAGCGACACTGCATTTCGCGCCAGATTTGGCAATTATCTAGCCAGCCTTTCGCGCGCGACGAATGTGGCGGTGGGGGCGGCGATCGCGGGCATCCAACAAGGCCTTAGCTATGGGATCAGCGAAAATCTCAACCAGGCTGCGGTCACACAGATGGGACATTTTGTTGTCACGGTCGATGATGGTTCGGGCGATCCGCCGGCAGGCCTGCTGACCACGGTGCAGCAGGCGGTGGATGCGATTCGGCCGGTCGGCAGCAGTTTTGCTGTCCAGGGACCGGTCGTGAGCACCGCGAATATTGCCCTTACGCTGACCACGACCGCGGCTGCGTCACATGCGGCGGCCGTGGCGGCCGCAGCAACCGCCATCGAAACCTATATCGCGGGTCTGCCGGTCGGCGCCACGCTCAGCTATACGCGGCTGGCGCAGCTTGCCTATGACGCTGCCACGACCATCACCAATGTCTCCGGCCTGCTGCTCAACGGCGCCGCTGCTGATCTGGTACCGCCCATTTTCGGTGTCGTGCGTGTCGGCACCGTGACGGTGGCCTGAGCCGTGACCGGCGACACGGCTGACATGCTGGCGCGGCTAAAAATGGTTCTTCCTGCACGCTGGTTTGCGGATTCCTCGCCGATTCTGGACGCGCTTCTCACTGGCTTCGCGAACGCCTGGAGCGGCCTCTATGCATTACTGGGGTATGTCATCGCACAGGGCCGCATCGCCACCGCCAGCGGCATTTTCCTTGACATCGCGGCGGCGGACTTTTGCTTAGGAGGGCTGCCGCGCCGCGCCGGGGAAGCCGACGCCGCCTACAGCCTACGCATTCGCAGCAATCTGCTGCAGTCCCGTGCGACGCGGGCCAGCGTGATTTCGGCGCTGACAAATCTGACCGGCCGCGCGCCAGAAATTTTCGAGCCTTTCAACGCCAGTGACACCGGCGGCTACAACGTCAATCTCGGCTATAATACCGCCGGCGGCTATGGCAGCGCCAACCTGCCGTTTCAGTTTTTCGTCACGGCGTTTCGGCCGGACAACACACCGATTAGCAATGCCGGCGGCTATGGCAGGGGGCCCGGCGGCTATCGCACCGCGCCGATGTTTTACGCTGACGCCGCAGAATTTCAGGGCAACATCAGCGACGCGGATATTTTTGCCGCGGTCGCCGCGGTGCTGCCAACAGCCACCATTGCCTGGACCAAAATTTCCAACTGAGGATTTCGCATGGATCGCAACATCGTCTATCCCGGGAGCATCCCGTTGGATACGGATATTCTGTACCCGGGCCGCAACGCCATGGTTGGTATCGCCGCCCTCACTGCGGCCACACTTGGGCTCGGCACGGTTGCTGACGGCCTCGCCTGCACGCCGACCTCGCCAGCCTCGCTTACCGTCAACGTCGCTCCTGGTAGCATAACCCAGCTAACCACCGTGGACGCCACCGCCTATGGGTCTCTGGCCGCCGACCTTACCGACCAGATCGTAAAGACCGGCATCAATCTGCAGGCGACGAGTTTTACCCTGACCGCGCCGGCAAGTTCCGGGCAGTCGGTCAATTATCTGATCGAAGCGGCGTTTGCCGAGACCGATACCGACGCAACGGTGCTGCCTTACGTCAACGCCGCCAATCCGAGCGTGCCCTATTCCGGACCGGCCAATTCCGGCACCGCGCAAAACACGCAGCGGATCCAGCGCGTGCAGCTGCAGCTCAAGCCGGGTGCCGCTGCAGCGGCGGGCACGCAGACCACGCCCGCGGTGGATACCGGCTGGGTCGGACTTTATGTGATCACGGTAAATTACGGCCAGAGTGCCATCACCGGGACCAACATCGTCACGATCCCCGGCGCGCCGTTCCTTGCCTACAAACTGCCGGCGCTGCGGCCCGGCTTTGCAACGATGCAGGTTTTTGCGGCATCGGGCAACTTCACCGTGCCGAGCAACGTGACCACGGTCCGCGTCACCGCGATCGGCGGCGGTGGTGCCGGTGGCTATCACAGCACCATGCCAAGCGGCGGCGGGGGCGCCGGCGGCCGGGTCGTCGGCACCATCGGCGGTCTCGTCGCCGGCACCGTGGTGGCGGTGACAATCGGCGCCGGGGCAGCCGCGCCGACCAGCACCGGCACCGGGGCCAGCGGCGGGACCTCCAGTTTCGGCAGCTATATCGCCGCGACCGGCGGCGGCGGCGGGCAGGGGGGCACCGTGTCCTCGTTTGCGCTGGCCGGCGGCGGCGGCGGCGGCGGTTCCGGCGGCCAGGTCACTTACGTCGGTTCCGACGGCAGCGACTGTATCGTCGTCGCCTGCCGGGGCGGTGATGGCGGCGGTCCGGGTAATGGCCGCGCCACCAGCGGCCCGCTGAGCGGGACCAATGCGGGCGGCTATGGCGGCGGCGGCGGCGGCGGCGGTTGTTCCACCGGTACCGGCCCGGTCGGCTCGCCTGGGGGTGCCGGCGCTCCGGGCCTCATTATTGTCGAATATTGATCCGGGAGAGAGCCAATGACGACACCGGCCAACCATCTCTGGCGCCCCTCGAACGCGCGCTATGTGCAGATCGACGGCTTTGTCCCGATTCCGCGGGGACCCGCTGTGCCACCGGCGCAGGCACTCGTCTGGCCGGCAAAAGATCCGGGCGACACGCTGGACTATGTGTTTGACATACTCCCGGCGCTGACTGCCAACCCGGGCGACACGATCAGTACCCTCGATGTTACCGTCAGCCCGTCGAACGCCGGCGATGTGACCCTGGTGTCTGCCTCTGCAGATGGCCCGCGCGCCGTCCTCTGGCTGACCGGGGGGCAGGCGCTAACGAACTATACTGTCACGGTAACCATCACCACCGGCGGCGGCCGCACGTTGGCGCGCAGTATAGCACTCCCTGTGATTGCCCTGGCCTCTGTGCCTGCACCTTCAGGCGCGTTGACTACGCCATCCGGCCAGCCGCTGACCGATCCGACCGGCACCCCATTGACCATTTTTTAAGGGTTTTGCCCGATGCCCACAATTGGACAATTGCCTGCCGCCACTTCGGTCTCCGACACTGACGAGCTGCCGATTTTCCAGAACGGCGCGACGCTTGCGGCGACTCGTGCACAGTTGCTGGCCGGCGTGCAGACCGCGCTGGCGCTGCCACAGAATACCGTCCTGGGAAATGTGGGTCCCGGCACCGCCGCCCCGGTGCCGATCACCATCGGTGCCAATCTTGCGCTGACCGGCAGCACGCTTGCTGCCACCGCGGCACCTTTCTTGGTATCGTCCCTCGCCACCGGCGTACAGCCGGGGCCCAGCGACGTCGTGGCGCTGGGGCAGGCGGGTGCAAATGTCGGCGTGTCCTACGCGAATTTTCTGGGCGCGATGGGCAATGTGACAGGGCTGCCTGGCGGTGCGCTCACCGCTACGGCGGCCGGTGCCACCACGGCGCGCACCCTCGCGGCAATCTCCGCCAATGCGGTTTCGATCGAGGATTTTGGCGCCGTCGGCAATGGTGTCACCGATGACAGTGCTGCATTGCTCGCTGCCATTGCCAGCGGCGCACCGGTGCGGCTGGGTGCCAAAACCTACGCCATCGCCGGCGAATGCGACATTATCGGCGCCACCTGCACGCTGCTGGGCGTGCCCGGGCAGACGATATTGCTTCGTTCGGCACAGTCGAAAATAGGCACCTCCGTGACCGCCGCCTGGATCAGCATCGCCGCAGCCAGTCTGTTCATGGATGGTATTATCTTCGATGCCAACGCCGCCATCACCAGCAATAATTTTGCCGTGCTGATTCAGGCCAGCTGCACCAAATCTCTTGTCACAAAATGCCTGTTCCGCAATGCCAAAAATGCCAATTACGGTTGCGGCCTCACCTATATCTCTAGCGACCCCGTCATCACCCAGCACAATATCGACCATTGCGAATTCACCGCCAACGCTGCGCATGGGTTCTATGCGATCGCGGTCGATGCGCTCAGCATCACCAATTGTCGCGCTCATGACAACGGTACCGACGGCATTCATGTCGATAGCCTCGACCCGACATTTACCTTAAAAATTCGCGCGCTGCAGGTGCTTGGCAATACCTGCTGGAACAATAACTGCGGTATCATCGTCGGCAATTTTAACGCGACCAATATCCAGGTGACGCCTTTTACCTACGGCAACGCAAATCCAGATGTTCTTGGTGCCGTGATCGCCGGAAATAATTGCTACACCAACCGTGAATACGGTGTCTACATCTCCGGCCGCAATATTCTCGTCTCAGGTAATCTTTGCACCAATAACAGTTCCATCGCGGCCGGAGGTGCCGGTATTCTATGCGATACCGGCTACTGCAAAGTCAGCGGCAATATGGTATCCGGCGCCTCGGCCTTCGGCATCGATTGCGGCGGCTCGATCTATACCGAGGTCGACAGCAACTACATCAACGGCGCGTATATCGGCCTGAACATTGGCGGCGGCCAGTATTGCACGGCGCGCAGCAACTTCATTCAGGATTCCACTGCCGTCGGCCTGGCTGTGCAGAATGTCGAGGGCGATGGCGGCGGCGATAATTTCGGTTTGCCCTGCAAGGATCTTTCGATCGTCGGCAACTGGATCACGTTCAGCGGTTATGTGATTGCCATACTGATCCGCGATGCGGCACAAAACATTCTGGTCGCCGATAACATCATCCTTGGCAATCCCGGCGCCAATCTGCCGAGCGCGATTTCGGCCTACACCGACACGCTGACCCTGCGCGGTAATCTGCTGAATTTTTCCAGTTGCTGGGCGGTCAATCCGGCTTTGGTCGGCGGCGTCTATACGCTGACTGTGCCGGACCTCGCCGACACGGTCAGCATCAGCCAGACCACCGCACCGATCACCAGCATCATCACCTCGCAGGCAAGCAATGCCGCCGGCACCGTGACCTTTGCAAAAATCGTCAGCGGGGGCATCGGCTACACAACGGCGAGCGTGAGTTTTTCCGGTACCGGAACCGGTGCGTCGGCAACAGCTTTGATTTCGGCCGGCAGCGTTATAGGTATCCAGATGAGCGGTTTTGGTTCGGGCTACAGCGCCGGCACCACTGTGACGATTTCGGGTAATGGCAGCGGCGCCACAGCAACAGCGCAGGTGGGCCTGCCGGTCTGGCAAAATCGGAAACTGACAATCGATTGTCTCGCCAGCACGGTTTTTGCCACGGCTGGTGCGGCACCGGCACAGAGCAACTGGACCGGCGCGCCGATCACCATCCCGGCCGGTGCCAGCATCGACTGGGTTGGTAACGCCGGCGGCTGGCGCGCGGCAAGATTTTCACAAAGCGATTATGTCTCGCCTAACGGCGACGGCAGCCTCACTTTGCGTACACAATCTGGCGACCTTGCGCTGCACCCTGCCGGCACCGGCATGGTGCGGATCCTCTCGGACGCGGAGTCAACCGGCGCGGTTGAATTGATCGGGCGGGGCACCCCGTTGAATGTCGTTTCTGCACCTGCGGGCTCGACCTTTCGTAATCTAAACGGTGGCGTCGGTAGCACGTTCTGGGTCAAGCAGGCTGGTACCGGGGCGGCGAACTGGGTTGCCGTGGCTTAAGCAAAGGAAGCCGTTCTTTTTTGAAAAAGAGAACCAAAAAACTTTTTTGAATCTGGGCCACGGGCGTTGTCCGCGCCGCAGCAGGAATCAAAGTTTTTTGCTTCTTATTTTTCAAAAAAGAAGTGCTTGCTGCCTTTGAACTTTCTCTCAAATATCAATGAAAGTGTCTGCTCATGACAACGGTTGCCCAACTGCCGCCGGCCACCTCGGTCGGCGCCGGCGATCTGCTGCCGCTTTCGCAGGCAGGTGTGCTGTATGCCGCCACGGTAAGCCAGGTGACCGCCGCTACCCAGCCGCTCATCACCGTCCCGACCGGCGAACTGCTGGGCCGCATCAGCGCCGGCGCCGGATCCCCCGAAAGCATTACGGTCGGCCTGGGCCTCGCGGTTGCCGCCGGCGCGCTCGCGGCAACCGGCGCGGACCATGCGGGATTCCCGATTCAGAGCGCCATGTCGCTCAGTGACGATATCGTCATCAGCGCGTCGGGCGCGCCGGGTCTGCTGCCGCTTGCTGCAATGCGCGGCCTGTTTTCCGCCGGCAACGGTGTTGCGATCGACGACAATGGCGTCGTCTCGGTCACTCTTTCAGCCATCGCGGATCCGGTCGGGCCTGCGGGCGTCGCAGGCCCGACCGGGCCGCCCGGTCCCGCCGGTGCTGCAGGCCCAACTGGCACCGGTCTGAGCGGCCCCGAAGCCGGCAACTCCGCGAGCTCGGTCGGTGCCTCGGATTATGTTGCGTTATGGCAGAACGGCGCGCTGGCCTGGATGCCCTATGGTCAGTTTCTCGGTGGCCAGACCATCGACGAGCTGCCCGCCGCCGGCCCGGCCTCCGACAGCGACGAATTGCCGGTGGCGCAGGGCGGCAGCAGCCTCAGCAACCAGAGCTTTGGCGCCATCTGGACCTACGTACAGAACAAGCTGCCGACCGTGCAAAATGGCGTGGTCGAACTCACCAGCAATACCGTGCTGGATTCCACCGAGCATAACGGCCGCATCCTGGTGGCCAGTTCTGCGATCACGCTGACCGCGAATTTCTCCAACATGGGCCCAGGATTTTCCTGCACACTGATTAATCTCGCGGCCGGCTCGATCACCATGGGCACCGGAATCACCTCCGGTTCCGGCAGTTCCATGTTGCCGCCGGGCGCTTCCACCAGTCTGCTGGGCCTCAGCTATTCCGGCGGCTCTCTGATCTGGTGGAGCGGCATCATCCCGAATGCCCCCACGCTGACCGTCGGCTCGATTTTGGCACCCGCGGAAAACACTGCTTTTACTGTCACTGGCGGTATTTTTAACGACGCGCCGACGGCGCTGGACTATTCCAGCAACGGCGGCACGACCTGGGTCGCCGCACCCAGCCCGGTCATCACCGCCAACGCGTATAGTTTTACCGCCGCCGCCCTCGCGCCCGGCACTTATTCGATCCGCGTGCGCGACCATGCGAACATCGCGGTCCTAGGAACCTCCAATAGTTTTACCGTTACGGCGCCGACGATCGGACTCGGCACGTTACCAACGATTTCGACCGTCAGCACGCCGGTCGTGGTGTCGGGCACGGTCTCGCCTGCGAGCAATGCGGTGCAGGCTGGCCTTTCGAGCAGCGCGACGGTCGCCCCCACCGCCTGGGTCGCTGCCACCGTCAGCGCCGGCAGCTGGACGGTGACGCTAACGCCCGCCACCGTCGGTGTATATTACGTCTGGGCCGAGCAGACCGGCGCGACTTCGATCAACGTTGTATCTTCAGCGATCAGCGTGGTTGCCGCCTCATTAACCATCAGCGCGCCAACCACCGGCACTGCCGGTACGGCTCTGGCCGCGGCCGGCACAGTCGTCCCGGCCGCCGACGCGGTCAACGTGCAACTTGCGACGCAAAACACCGCCGCACCCACCACCGGCTGGACCGCCGCAACCAACACCTCGGGCGCCATCAGCGCCACGCTGACGCCCGCCGCAGCCGGCACCTATTACGTCTGGGCGCAGGATGCCGCGACCGGTCTGGCTGCGGTATCGGCCGCCATCACCGTCGCGGCCGGCGCTTCGCTGGTCTATGGGATCAATAATCCGGGTGGCACTTACGTGCATGGCGTCAGCACTATTTCGCTCAACGGCACATTGACGCCGCCACAAAACATCGCGACCCAGGTCGCTCTTTCGCTCTCCAACACTGTGCTGCCGACGGCTGGCTGGACCGCAGCAACGGTCTTCGATTTCAACGGGCTCTGGGGGGTCTACAGCAACACGCCGGCTGCTGCCGGTAATTATTACATATGGGTCGATACCACGGCCGGCGGCAGTCCCGCGGTCAGTAGTTTTACTGTGACCGTGACCTGACACATGACGTTTCTGTGCAATGCGCCGGCCTCGCCGCTCGCAGTAGGACTGGGAAAACGCGCTCTGATCGCAGCCCTGCCTGCCGGCAGCACGCCGCCAGCAGGGCTTTTTACCGGGCCCTATCCATCCGCCATTTCCGGCCTTTCCGGTTGGTGGGATGCTGGGCTGCTCGGCAGTCTCGTCGGCGTCGCTGGGCTCCCGCTTGCCGGCAGCAATGAAGTCGTCGGAGCTGTTGTCGACAAATCCGACGCTCAGCAAAATCTGGTTCCCTGGCACGTTAGTTTCGATACGACCCCGGCCGCGACGATCGCCGTTCCGCGCATCAACGGCTATCTTGGAGCCGTCGGCGCGCCGGATGCCGCCATCGTCAGCTATGGTCCGACGCTCGACCCCGACTGGGGACTGTCGCACCCGGGTTTTGAACTCGGGGCGGCTGTCGCCTGGACCCGCTATCTGGTCTGGACCCGGCCAAATTTCCGCCAGGGCACGTATTACGTCAATGATGATCCAATCCCGCTGCTCCACACCACCGCCGGGAGCGGGACTACCATCCTGCAGGCAGACAGCGCCGAAGGCAGCAGCCTCACGTTATTCCCCGGCACCGCCGGTCAGACCGTGCTGTCCACCGCCCTGACGCGCCGCCACACCCATGCAATTCTGCTGCGCAATACACCGGGCATTGGCGTCGATGCCTGGCTTGACGGTGTGCAGGTCGCGTCGGCCGTCACGAATCCGCTGCCCAGCAGCGCCAATGCGCAGATTTTATTTCTGCATGACGGGACCAGCCAGGGTTCTGCGCAATGCTGGTTTCACGAGGCCGCGACGTGGGAACATGCGTTGAGCAGCGCCGACGTTGCCACGCTGATCGCCGCACAGGCGCGCTGGCAGCTCGGCGCGCGCAAGGGCGTCAACTTGCTCGTCATGGGCCAGTCCAACGCCGCCTGGTTCTATAACGCCGGCGGCCCGCTCGCCCTGGCCCAGGGCGTTGCCTGGTATCTTGGTGCCGCATCCTACAGTTTTCTGGCTGCCCTCTCCGGCACGTATTCCAGCCCCAACCGCTATTCCATCATCGCCGGCCACCCGATCTCAAATTCTTCGCCGCCGCTCTTCCCGCCCGCTGCTGCCAACGGCACGTTCCTCACCAATCCCGGCGACGGCTCGGATCCTTCCACCTGGAGCGGCGGCCCGGATTTCGCCGCACTGACCGCCTATCTGACCGGCAGCGCTGCCGTGGTGCCCAGCATCGACGATGCCGATATCGCCTTCCTGATCTGGCCCTGGTCGGAGCAGGACAGCACGATGCCCTATGCGAATAAATCGCTCTACAAAGCCTCGGTGCTCCGTCTGCTGTCACTGACCCGCGCGTTGCTTGGCCGCACCGCGGCAAACCTCCCTTTGCTGGCCTGGAACGCGATCCCATACGAGACCAACGACGGCGTACAGATGGTGCGGGAATCCATCGCCGACCTGGCTTCCGTCAGCACGAATAACATCGTGATTTTCGCGGCACAGACCGCGGACTCAAACCCGCTGAACTCTTCCTATGATCCAACTACCGGCCTGTTTACGGGCGGTGATCCGGAACATCGCGATGAGCCGGATCTGCTCCGCTACGGCCGCATCGGCGCGCATGCGGCCGGGCGCGCGGCCATCGCGCTGGGACTTTCGGATTCCGTTTTCGGGACCGCACTTCCGACTACCGGCCTGCCCGCGCATGGCGGACCACAGATCACCCATGTTTATCGAAGTTCCAACACCAGCCTCATCCTGACCATCACGCATGATTCCGGAAACGACCTGCTGGTCCCGTTGCAGGCGGCAAATGGCGCCGGCTTTGCCGTGATGGACGGCGGCAGCGTCGCGATTCCAGGGAATATTATCACAGCCACCGCGGCGGTGCGCATCGATGCCATGCATGTTGCCGTCACCCTTGCTTCAGCGATCACCAATGTCTCTTCCGAAGTGCTGTTTTTCTACCCCTATGGCAGCACGCAAATTGGTCGCGGCGACGCAGTCACCGATAACGCCGCCAGCATTCCGGCACCTGCCAACTGGAACATCGCGAATGATCTCGGTACCGCCTGGGCGATAAATCTGCCGCTGCAGGCGACAACCTATCCGATCGTGCTGTCTGATACCACGAGTTAGTAAGGAAGCACTTCTTTTTTGAAAAAAAGAAGCAAAAAACTTTTATTTATGTGGGCGCTAACAGCGACAAAGCCCATGGCCAAAAAACATCAAAGTTTTTTTGCTTCTTTTTGTTCACAAAAAGAAGTGCTTCTTGCACTTTTTTGGCAGCACTCACACCCATACCGGGAAATAGCAAATGGATTCAGATTATGTCGCAATTCTGCGGGCCGACATTGCTGTGTTGCGCAATGATGTCAGCGCCGTCCGCCAGGATATCGGCGTGCTCGAAGCAAAATCGGATGCGCTGGAAGCCTGGCGCATCCGCTATCTGCTGCAGGAAGATCAAACCCTCACCAAGGTCTTTACAAAAGTCGACGAGCTTGTCGAAGGCCAGGGTAATATGCGTGCCGATCTTGCTCGCATCCGCGGCGAGCGCGACGCCGAGCGGCGCACCAGTCTGACGATCGTCAGCCTTCTTTCGGCTGCTTGCGGCGGCCTGATGGCGAGTTTTTTCCATGGATAATTTTGCCCCATGTTTCGCCTTCACGGTCGGCGCCGAAGGTGGATTCACCAACAACGCCGCCGATCCCGGCAACTGGACCGGCGGTCAACTCGGCCAGGGCGAACTGCGCGGCACGAATTTTGGCATCAGCGCTGCCGCTTACCCGACGCTGGATATCGCAAATCTGACAGAAGCCGTGGCGGAGCAAATATATCGTCGCGATTACTGGGCGGCACTTGAGGGCGATGCGCTGCCGCTGCCGCTGGCGCGCGTCGCTTTCGACGGCGCGGTCAATGCCGGCACCCGCCGCGCCATCACCTGGCTGCAACTCGCTGTCGGCAAGCCTGCTGACGGCGTGTTAGGTCCTGACACGCTGGGCGCGCTGTGCATGGGGGACGCGCTCGCTTTGGCGCGAGAGGCGCTGGTGCGCCGGCTCGATTTTTCCTCGCGCCTCCCTGGCTGGCCAAATTTCGGCCTGGGTTGGTCACGCCGCATCATCGCGCTGGCCGCAAGCCTCGAATCATGAATGCTTTTTTGCAAGGCCTGCTCAGGGATTCGCACGGCCAGTACGACGAGCAGGCATTGATCTCGCTGGCCGCGGCGACGGTATTTTTTGCCCTGGAAATCTATTCCGTCGTGCTTCACGGCGCCAGATTCGACCCGCTCGAATATGGTGCTGCCGTCGGCACCTTGATGGGTGCCACCTCCGCCGGCTTTGGCCTGCGCGCGCATCTCACCCCCCCTCCCGGCATCGACCCCACAGGAGCCCCGCAATGA